ATATGGAAAACAATAAAACTTCTCGTGCGAGCGAAACAAGGTCTAAATCTGAAAGACCAAAAGTTTGGACTCCACCATCATCTTTAGATGCACCACCGGCGCCTGATGGATTTAGGCACAGATGGATAAGAGCTGAGACTCTAGGTTTTGATGATACGAGAAACGTACAAGGAAGACTTAGAAGCGGATACGAATTAGTGAGAGCTGACGAATATCCTGATTCAGATTATCCTGTGAATAAAGACGGAAAATACGCTGGGGTTATCGGAGTTGGTGGCCTAGTGCTGGCTAGGGTACCTGAAGAGATCGCTAAATCTCGTGAGGCTTATTTTGCTGAAGAAGTAAGATCTGCCGACGAAGCTTTAAAACACGATTTGAATAAGGAACAGCACCCAAGTATGCCAATCAATCAAGAGAGGCAGACTCGTGTAACCTTCGGTGGTACAAAGAAGGACGAAGATTAGTCTTTCTCGGGATAACAACCAATTCCCTACTATCGATTAAATTAACCGTGAATAGGTAAAACTATTCACACAAGGAGTAATAATATGGCTAACATAGACGCACCGTTCGGTTTTAGACAAGTGGGCGGACTAGGTAGTAGACCAACTTCTAACGGTACTTCACAGTATAAAATAAATAATGGCCAAACTGGCGCTATTTATGCTGGAGACGTTGTTGCAATGGGAGCAGTAGGCTCCGACCAAGCTGGTGGCGCAATCGCTGCTGGTTACATCGGATCTTCTGAGACTGACACAGCACGTAATGTAGGTATCTTTAATGGTTGTCTTTACCAAGACCCAACTACTAATAAGCCGACGTTTCAAAACTATTGGCCGGGTGATATAACTGTCACTACGGGCGATATTGATGCCTTTGTTTACGACAATCCTGATGACTTATTCGAAGCTCAAACATCTGGTACTCACACTCAAGCAGTAGTGGGTAGAGGTGTTGACATGGTATATGCAGCAGGTTCAGCAGTAAGCAATGGTAGATCTAAAGAGGAGATTACTGGTACGGCTGTTGCAAGCGGAATGTTTGCAGTAGTAAGACTAAGTGAAGATCCTTCTAATAGCGACGTAAGTTCAGCGAATTCTAACTGGATAGTTAAATTCAACGAACACATATATTACAACTACGATATACAATAAGGAGTATAGGACATGGCAATATCACGACAGCAGCTCATTAAAGAGCTAGAACCTGGCCTAAATGCTTTATTTGGGTTGGAATATAAACAGTACGCGGATCAAACTAAAGACATCTACGCAACAGAATCATCTGACAGAGCTTTCGAAGAGGAAGTAATGTTATCTGGTTTTGGTGATGCAGCAGTAAAACCTGAAGGTCAAAACGTAAGTTTTGATACAGCTCAGGAAACTTACACTGCTAGATACACGATGGAAACGATCGCACTAGCTTTTGCAATCACAGAAGAAGCAATAGAGGATAACCTTTATGACAGACTTTCTTCTAGATACACAAAAGCTTTAGCAAGATCTATGGCGAGTACTAAGAATACTAAAGGCGCAGCTTTACTTAACAATGCGTTCACATCCGGAACTTTCGGAGATGGACAATTTCTTATAGTAAATTCGCACCCTACGTTATCTGGTAATCAAAGTAACTTGTTAACGAATGCAGCAGACTTAAACGAAACTTCTTTAGAAGCGATGATCATTCAGATCGCGCAAGCTAAAGATGAGAGAGGTCTTAAAATTGCAGCTAAACCGAGAAGAATGGTTCTTCCGGTTAACTTGCAATTCGTTGCAGAGCGATTGATGAAATCTCAAGGTAGAACAAATACAGCAGACAATGATATTAATGCAGTTAAATCAATGGGAGCAGTTCCAGAAGGTTTTGTAATTAATAATTATTTAGCTGATACTGACGCTTGGTTCATGATCACTGATGTACCTAACGGAATGAAACATTTCGATAGAGCTCCATTGAAAACTTCAATGGAAGGCGATTTCGATACTGGAAACGTTAGATACAAAGCTAGAGAGAGATACGCATTTGGATGTTCAGACTGGAGAGGAATCTTCGGAACACCTGGAGTGTAATCTTAAACAATTTATGTGGCGGAACATAGTTTCGCCACATTTACTAAATAGAAAGAAAAAATGAAGAAATTCCTCATAAATCTTTGGGCTTACGATTATCACGCTAAATTTGAAGTTTTAGCGGAAGATAGTGCCCTTTCCATTGAAAAAGCAATCCTTGACAAGCTGGGAGAAAAGAGTATAAAATGGGAATCAACGGGAATGTTTAGAGACACTCCCAAGAGAATAACCTATGAGGAGGTTATAGATGACACAAGACCTATACAATACAAAACGGTCCTTGGAGTTAGAGTGGCAACAGGAGCACCTGAAGGAGGGCAAGTATAATATTAATATGTCCTACATTGATAAAAAAATTCAGGAAATTGTTAAAGAAATCATTGCCAAAGAGTTTGAAGAACAAACGCTTCAAACCAAAGTAGACGACGCTAAGGCTGAAGTTTCGATAGCCACTTAAGCGCTATCAAAAATCAATTTTTTTCCTAAGGATACCTTGCGCTGTATTAAAATTTAGCGTATAAATAACTCACTATACAATTAATTAGAACATAGACGCGTATAGTCGACGGCCTATAGACTATGTTCGGAAAATAGGAGGATATAATTATGGCAAACACAACGTTTAAAGGTCCAGTTCGTTCGCAGAACGGATTTGAGATCATAAAAGAGAGTGCTACAACAGGAGCTTTGACTACTGATATGGGTCTAAAGGTCCATGAGTACAGTCTGACAGTTGCAGCAGCGGATGCTACTGCAGTTAGTACTGAGACTTTACCTACTAACTTCATAGTGCTATCTGTTCTTGTGGCTGTTACATCAGCGGCAACTAATGCAGTGACTATTGACAATTTAGGACCTGTAGGAGCAACTGACACTTGGTTAGATGGGATTGGCGCAGCAGCTAATTCAACTGGCTTCAAAGGTGTCTTTGCAGGTAACGGGGGTAATGGAATAGTTAGTCTTGGCGGTGGTACAACAGCTGCAGCAACAGCACCAGCTGATTTAACAGTTACTTTATCAGGTGCCCCAGGAGCAGGTGGGTGTACTATTAAATTTAAAGTATTAGGAATTAGTTCGACTTCTGATACCGAGTAATAAATAAATTTTGTAAGCTCCTTCGGGAGCTTACAAGAATAGGAGAAAAATTATGGCATATGGCGGCGGAACATTTACAAGTGACCAGGGTTCCATTCAAATGGAGGCGGTTGGTAGTAATACTTTAGCAAGAACGGGCAGATGTAGAATTACATCTATTCAAGCTAAAGGTATTGCAACTTCAACTATAGTTTTCTATGACTCAGCTGACGCATCAGCACCAGGCAGTCAAGTTTACGTAGCTAAATATGGAACTGAAGGATTAAATACTCTTATTCCAGGTTCAGGTATTCTATTTAAAAATGGAATTGTTTATCATCTAACTGGAGCAAGTGGCAGCGTTACGGTAACTATCACTGGTTAGGAGGATAAATGGCCACATCAGGATCAGTTGCATTTGAGCCTTCAATAACTCAATGTATTGAAGAGGCTTACGAAAGATGTCAAGTTCAATTGACATCCGGTTATAATCTTAAAACTGCACTTTTTTCACTTAACATTTTATTTTCTGAATGGGGAAATAGAGGTCTCCATTTTTGGACGGTTTCCAATACTAATATTTATATAAATAGTGGACAGAATACTTACGATGTTTATAAAAGTGCCGCAGCAAGAGGATCAGATACAGTTAATCCCGCTAGATCAGATGCGTCTAGTACTTTTATTTATAATGCTACAGATATTTTAACTGCTTCTTATAGAAGTAATGATGGAGCAACTGATCAATCAGATATTATTTTAACTAAAATTGATAGATCTACTTATGCGGCTTTAACAAATAAAGAATCACAAGGAGTTCCTAGTCAATTTTGGATTCAAAGATTTATTAATAAAACTACTTTAACTACTTATATTACACCAGGATCTTCTCAAGCAGGTAAATTTCTTAATATTTATTATGTGAGAAGAATTGAAGATCCAGGAATCGCGTTCCCTGATACAGGAGCCCCTCAAACAACGGGTACTCCTTATGCTAATAATCCTGAAGTGCCTTATAGATTTTATCCTTGTTTAGTTTCAGGTTTAGCTTTTTATTTAAGTCAAAAAATTAATCCTGCCAAAACACAAGAATTAAAATTATATTATGAAGATGAGTTAGCTAGAGCATTGGCAGAAGATGGTTCAGCTTCTAGTACATTTATAACTCCTCAAACTTATTATCCGGCGGTATCATAATGACAGCGCGTTTTTCTCAAGGGAAATATGCTTTGTCAATTTCTGATAGAAGTGGTCAAGCTTTTCCTTATTTAGAAATGGTTAGAGAATGGACAGGAGCATGGGTCCATATTTCTGAATACGAATCTAAATCTCCTCAATTAGAAATTAAAGTTACAGGAGGAGATCCTCAAGCTTTACAAAGAGCAAGACCAGCTAGAACAGAATTTGCAACAACTACTTTATTACAATTTAATCCTTTCTTTACTACAACCGCTGGAACTTCAGTAATTAGAGTTTATCAACCAGGACATTCTAGAACTATGGGAGATACTTATAGATTTTATGGACCCCCTACGGTTTCTCCAGGTACGGGGACAACCAGTAATCCAGTGGCTACTTACGCTAATATTCCTAATTTTGATGGAATTGATGGTGCTACAATTTCAAGAGCAGCAGGTCATGTTATCTCTCAATGGGGTACCCTTTATGCTCAAACTTATAATAATTATCAATTTACAGTTGTTGGATCTACTGCTACAACTGGTAATATACAAGGAGGAGGATCTGTTTCAATTGGACCAGTTACCTTACAAGCATAATGGCAGGATATACATATTCAACTTTAACAACAGCAATCAGAGATTATACTGAAGTAGATAGTTCTCTTTTTACATCTGCTATCATAGATAATTTTATTATGTCTGCTGAAAATAGAATTAATAGAGATGTAGCAACCGATGCTCAAAGAAAATATCAAACAGCTACTTTAATTGTAGGTCAAGGAACTTATAATACTCCTGGTAATGAAGATTTTATTAGAGCTATTAAACTCACTGATTCAAATAATGATATGTGGTATCTTCAAAAGGTAGATCAAACTTTTCTTGATGAATATACACAAGATGAAACAGCTAATACTGGCAAGCCTAGATACTATGCTATGTTCCAGTCTGGTCAAGGAGCGAGTAATAATACTAATTATTATAAAATTGCCCCTTCTCCGGATGCTGCTTATACCATTGAAGTAGAATATTCTATTATGCCAGATCAATTAAGTTCGGGAAATACTCAGACTTTCTTGAGTCAGAAGTTCCCTAATGGTATGCTTTATGCTTGCTTGATAGAGGCTTATGGCTTTTTAAAAGGTCCAATGGATATGTTGACTTATTATGAAAATAGATATAAACAAGAGGTAGATAAGTTCGGTCTTGAACAATTAGGTAGACGTAGAAGAGGTGATTATACGAGTGGAACTATTAGAATCCCAATGAACACTCCTTCAACAACTGATGCAGGACTTATTAAGTAGGAGATTATTATGGCAATAACAACTAGCGCAGTGTGCAATACATTTAAAAACCAACTTTTAAGTGCAACTCACAATTTTACTCAAACTTCAGGTAATAAATTTTATTTAGCTTTATATACTAATAGTGCTACACTAGGAAAATCTACAACAGATTATACAGCTTCTGGTGAGACTAGCGGTACAGGATATGTAGCAAAAGGAAAATTATTAGCTGTAGCAGGGCAAACTCATAAACTATCAAATGATACAGCAATTGTCGATTGGACAAACCTTTCTTGGTTAACTGCTTCAATTACAGCTAGAGGAGCTTTAATTTATAATGCATCTTCTTCTGATAAAGCAGTTTGTGTTTTAGATTTTGGTGGAGATAAAACTGCTACTGCTGGAACTTTTACAATTCAATTTCCAAATTTCACAGATACATTAGCTATCCTAAGAATATCCTAAGGAGGTAGTTCCTTATGGCGAACACTTGGGGCTCGTTAAAGTGGGGGGATAATCTTTGGGGTGACCAAGGATCAGTTAATGTTTCCGTTACCGGTGTTGCGGCAGCTACTGCAGTCGGAAATGAATCAGCTTTCAATTTAGATGGATGGGGTAGAGATACTTGGGGATCTCAAGTATGGGGTGGTACTGATGATGCTATTACAAATATAGCAGGAGTTAGTGCTTCAACTGCCGTTGGATCCGTCGGTATAGAACTAGTTAAAAATGTTCCAGTTACCGGAGTTAGTGCAGCCACATCAATTGGAAGTGTTACTCATCGAGGAGATGTAGGAGTTGCTGTAACTGGTCTTGGAATGAGTTGGACTATTGGTCCTATCGGAGTTGAACTTAAAAAGAATTTAGAAATACCATTCGGCGTGGCAGCTCAAACTGCTATTGGAAGTGCATCTGTTGTTACAGATGTTACTGTTTCTTTAACAGGACTAGGTTTAAGTACAAATCTAGGAAATTCTATTGTTATAGGTCCTGCTTCAATAGATGTATCAGGAGTAAGTGCTACAGGAACTACGGGTTCAGTAACTTTAACTGCAGATGCTCATGTATTCCCAACGGGTGTAGTAGCCGAAAGTGGTATAAATCAATCGGATCAAGTAGGGGATGCATGGGTATATCCTACTGGAGTTTCAGCATCTTCTACGACGGGTATTATAAGACAAGCTTCAGGATATGGGGTAACGGGTCAAGCTTTAACTACTGCTTTAGGTAGTCTTGCTTTTAAAGCAAATGCTAACGTATTTCCTACGGGAGTTTCAGCTACAATTAATCCTGGTATCCCTACCGTATTTGCATATAATGAGGTTGACACAGGGACGCCTGTATCTTATAGTGAAGTATCTACGGGTACAGATATTACGTATACGGAAGTAAAAGCAGCTTAGGAGATTTTTATGGCATCAAATTATAATGCATTTGGTTTTAACCTAATGACTACTGGTGAAAACGCTGGTACGTGGGGTGATAACACCAACCTTAATTTAAATTACGTTAGAGATATGTTTACGTACATTGAAGTGGCAATGACCGCGGACAGAACTTTAACTATACCTGATAATTCTACAGGAACTTATAATGGTAGAGCTTTAGTTATTAAATTAACTGGAACTACGGGAGGTTCAAGTAGGACGTTAGATATAGCTCAACAAGCTGGTTCAGGCTCTTCTCCTGGAGGTGCAGCTAATATTTTAAAACCTTTTTTAATTATTGATGGAACTACTAGAACTGGATCCGATACCATAACCTTTAAAGTTACAGGAGCAACAGGAATAACTATACCAAAATATGGTAATACTTGGTGTTATCATGATGGTACGGATATTCGTACAGGAGGCTTTGTAAGTACTAGAGGATCAGCAGGAACAGCCGCTGCACAAGCGGCTTATACTTTACCCGCTGCCGATGGTACAAATGGACAAGCATTAGTAACTGATGGATCAGGCTCAGTGAGTTTTGGATCTGCAGGAATTGGTATAGGAAAAGCTATTGCAATGGCGATCGTTTTCGGTTAAAAGGAGTAAATTATGGCAAACCCAAATATAGTAAACGTAACAGGTATAACAGCAGGCTCTTTAGGATGGAATCTTCCTACAGGAGGATTAGTTAATTTAATAGATC